TACTGATCTGTATTGTACGAAGAAATAAATCTCTTATAATAATCTAACTTTCCACACTCTATGTCGTGAACAAGCATTTCAGTTGCTTTTACAATGTCTGATGGCACATGAGAATATCCATACTCGACGGTTATTCTGTAGTCCCAAGTTTTTCCAAACCCTCTATAAATAAACTGTGGATCTAGAGAATCAGAAGATGCTGATGGCAATACTAGTGGGGCTGACTCTGCACGATTAATGTTGTCTGTTGACTTTTCAACAATTGCTGTTTTATCAGATGTTACTTCGTATTCTCTATCTGTTACTAACTTATTATTTTCATAAACCGATAAAACCTTTTTTACATCATCCCAGATAGGCAAATAGTCTGATCCAGTTCCTGTAAAATTCAAAACTTTTTTCTTGTAATAAAAACCTTCTCCAACAATTGAGTCAATTATTGCTCTTGCCACTCCCTCATTGTCTGCATATGCAGCAATATCAGAAGCAGTGCTTCCCTTTGTAGATGGGTCTACATATGGTCTAGTCACCTCATATGTATCATCAATAATAACATCATCTATAATTTTTACTTCTACTCTATACTCAGAGTCATACCTTCCAGGAAGGTTTATGGTTAGAGTGTCCCCTGTAGAAAGTTCTGGAAATTCTAGCGTAGATACAGAAAGGTCCGCCATATCAGTTACTAAAACAGTTACATCTTCATCTACAATAGATGAAGGAATAGTGTAAGTAACTGGTATATCTGCGTATGGCGGAACTCTCAATATCTCCATACTATACTACCCTAAAACCTTTTTTACTTCTTCGGGTGTTGCAATACGGACGTGTGAGCGTGTTAGCCACTTATCTGCTTGCTCTTTTGTTACAATATTGTAACCTCTGTAAAGTGTTCCAACTTCTTCCCAACGAACATTCTTTGTTGAGTAAATGGCCACCTTATCTCCATCCTTATGTGCTGGCTTAATGGTCTTCTTTGGACCGTCTGCTGCCATAGATCCAATAGCACCTGTATTTGTAAATCCTAATGCCTGAACTGGTTCTTCAACTGGCTTTGGGGCTTCTACAACAACTGGCTCTGCTACAGGCTCTGCAACTGGTTCTACCACAGGCTCTGCAACTGGTTCTGCTGGTGTTTCAACAACAATAGGCTCTGGTGCATCTTCTGCTACGAATGGCTTGTTATATTCATTATTTTCCATAATATCCTCCTTGTTTGTATTATATCACTAAAGTATTAAGGGGGACAGGAGAGTGAACTCCCGCCCCCCATAAAAGGTTACTTCTACAGATTACTCATCTGCTGAAGCGTCAGCGAATGCAATTGCATCCTCTTCTTCCCATTGAATACCGAAGCGAACGAATACAGTATATTCAATTGTATCCTTCTTCGCTACATACTCACGGTTTACAGTAATATCTCTCTGGAATCCCCAAACACGGTTGGCAGGGAATGTCAAATCGATATAGCCTTCTGGGTAGTAAGGAACTTCCTGAACTTCAATTCCGAGAACACGAGTTGTACGTGCTCCACCGAATGTCTGTCCAATACCGTCGAGATAGTTCTGACGGTTTGCTTGAGTGCTTCCTGGAACTTGTCCAGCAAACGCCTCAGCAACTGCATCTGCAAGTGTACCGTTGTTCTTAACGATTCCACCGAATGCGTCTGTACCTGCGTAGAACTTAAGATTATTCTTAAGTGCACGGTACTTACGTGGCATTGCATTGATGATGCCCTGCATGACGCTAGGTGTCCAAGCATTATCTGCTACGGTCACGACTGACTCATGTGCATCTCCGTTTGTCTTTACCTTGTTGATAAAGCCTGGCATGATTGACAAGAATGCTCCTGTTGTACCATCACCATTGATAGCGAGATCTTCGATATCATTTGCGAATGCGTTGGTCATCAAGCGTACCAAGTGATCTTCTAGAGCATCACCCTCGACACCATCTTCCAAAGATTCTGCAGTTACTTCCCAATCAAGACGAATCTTCTT